TATTGGCGAGGAGACTCGTTCCAAGCAGGATCAGGCGAAGCGCGTTCGTCAATTTATGAATTATTACATTACGAATGTCATGGAGGATTACACTCCTGACATGGATCAGATGTTATTTTATTTACCTTTGGCGGGTAGTACGTTTAAGAAGACTTATTATGATGAGGCGATAGGTAGAGCGGTAAGTAAGTTTGTGCCTGCTCAGAATTTGGTGGTTCCTTACGATACGTCTGATTTAGATACTTGTCCGAATATTAGTCAGGTTGTTCGGATGAGTTTGAATGATTTGCGCAAGCGTCAGTTGTCGGGTTTTTATTTGGACATTGATGTTATTCCTGCTCAAGGGGATATTAGCGAGGTTGATTCTGAGATTAATAAGATTGAGGGCGTTGAGCCTACGCAGATTGATTATGATTGTACTTTATTAGAGTGTCATGTTGATCTTGATTTAGAGGGTTATGAGGATGTTGGTGAGGATGGGGAGCCTACTGGTATTAAGGTTCCTTACATTGTTACTATTTCTCAGGACAATGGTCAGGTGTTGTCGATTAGGCGTAACTATTTAGAGGACGACCCGTTAAAGAAGAAGATTGCATATTTCACGCATTTTAAGTTTTTACCGGGTTTTGGGTTCTACGGCTTGGGCTTGATCCATACCATAGGTGGTTTATCGCGGACCGCGACCAGTGCTTTACGTCAATTGATTGATGCTGGTACGTTATCTAATTTGCCTGCTGGATTTAAGGCCCGCGGTTTACGGATTAGGGACGACGACGATCCTTTACAGCCGGGGGAGTTTAGGGACGTTGATGCTCCGGGGGGAGCTATTAGGGATAGTTTGATGCCGTTACCATTTAAGGGACCGGATCAGACGTTATTTAATTTACTGGGTTTTGTTGTTCAGGCGGGACAGCGGTTTGCGACTATTACTGATATGAAGGTTGGTGATGGTAATCAGCAAGCGGCGGTTGGTACGACGATAGCTATGTTGGAGCAGGGTTCTCGTGTGATGAGTGCTGTTCACAAGCGGTTGCATTATGCGATGCGTCAGGAGTTTAGAATATTATCTCGTGTTATGTCGGAGAGTTTACCGCAGGAGTACCCTTATTCTGTTGAGGGTGCGGAGGCTACGATCATGGCGAGTGATTTTGATGATCGTGTGGATGTTGTTCCGGTTAGTAATCCGAATGTCTTTAGTCAGGCGCAGCGTATTGCTTTAGCTCAAACTAAGATGCAGTTGGCTTCTCAGGCTCCTGAGTTACATAACATGCACGAGGTTTTTCGTGACATGTATGAGGCTTTGGGTGTGTCTGATGTTGATCGGATTATGAAGGAGGTTCCGGACGAGGAGCCGCGGCCTTTGGACCCTGCTCAAGAGAATATAAATTCTTTAAACATGATTGAGTTGCAGGCATTTCAGGGTCAGGCGCATGATGCTCATATTATGTCGCATTTAGTTTTTGGTTCCTCTCCTATAGTTGCTGGTTTACCGTCTGTTGCTATGTCTATGCAGAAGCATGTTTTAGAGCATGTTAAGTTGCAGGCGGAGGAGCAGGCGATGCAACAGATGCAGGGTCGGGGTGATGAGTTAGCGTATCAGGCCATGGTTGCTCAGTTAGTTGCGCAGGGTATGCAGCAGGCCAAGCAGTTGTCTGCACAAGTTTCTGGTCAGGGACCTGATCCTTTGATAAAGTTGAAGGAGCAGGAGTTACAGATCAGGGCTCAGAGTGAGCAGGCGGATCAACAGTTGGATCAGGCTAAATTGCAGTTGGACGCGAATAATCAGAAGATGCGTTCTGAGCAGTTTGAGAAGCGGTTGGAGAGTCAGGAGGCTCAGACTTCTGCTCGTATTCAAAGCGCGATGGAGCGTGAATTAATAAAGCAAAGGAACTAGCTATGAAAGATCGTAAGATAAAAGTTCAGGGGGCCCCTGCGGGTCCTTCGCCCAAGGCTCAACCTTTTGCGGACATAGAGGGTCAGGGCAAGATTCCTTATGGCAAGACTGCGGATGTTAAGGTTCCTACTAAAACTTCGCGGCTCACGGCCCGCGGCATGGGTGCTGCAAAGCGTGGCGGAAGTTATATAGCGATGGTCTAAATGGATGGAACCGGAGATGTTGTGGAGCGGTGCGTTGACCGCGATTCTTGGTGGTTTAGGTTGGTTTGTACGGACTCAGGTTACTGAGCTTCATCGTATTCAGGTTTTGTTAAATCGTACTCGTGAGGAGATGGCGAAGGAGTATGTTACGAAGGTTGAGAATACTACGGATATAAACCGCGTCATTGTTAGGTTAGATGCTTTAGACTCTAAGATGGACCGCATGTTGGAGCGTTAGTTATGATTGATCCTATAGCTGCATTTTCTATTGCCACTGCCTCCTACAAAAGTATTAAAAAAGTTATTAACACTGTTCAGGAAATGGATCAGATTTCGGGTCAGCTTGGTAAGTGGTACTCAAGTTGCGCGGATATTGCGAGAGCAGAGCAGCAAAGAAAAAACCCTACATTTTTAGAAAAAGTCACTCAGGGACGCTCTATTGAGGAAGAGGCCCTGCAGATTTTAATACATAAAAAGACCAATAAGGAGCGAGAATTAGAAATAAAAGCCATGCTGGATTTAAGATTTGGGTTTGGTACTTACGACGAAATGCTTCAGATGAGGCGCACGATCCGTAAGGATCGGGCAGAGCGAGAACATGCTAGGGATGAGTCTAAAAGGCAGATACAAAACAACCTAGCCATTGTGGCTTTGATTTTTGCTATATCGGGTGTTATTGTGGGAATTATTTATTTAATCACAAAAGCAGGATAATATGGCACATTTAGATTTAGATCAAGACGGTGTTGTTTCCAAGGAAGATATTGAGAAGAGTAAGAACATTGCTCAGATGGAGGATGCGCAACGCAAGCACTTGGCGCAATTACGTCTGGCTCGTTATAGTTTAGTTTTCATGGCTGTATACACGCTGCTGCTTTTTGCTCCGTTTGTTGATGATAAGCGCGTTGAACTTTTGACTAGTGTATCTGAACTGTTATACATAAGTTTAGCATCTATCGTTGGTGCATATATGGGATTCACAAGTTGGGCGTCTAGAAAATGATTGCATTATTAGGAAGTTTGTTAGGCTTTGGCTCTTCGTTTTTGCCAGAGGTTTTGAACTATTTTAAGGCTAACCAGCAACAAAAGCACCGTATGGAGATGATGCATCTTGAGACGGAGTTGGCGGAACAGCGGTCAAAGATGAAGCTGGTTGAGTTGGATAAGAAGGCGGACATTGAGGAGGCGAAGGGATTATATGCACATGATCAGTCTATCGACGGTGGAAGTTTTATCAACGCTCTTCGGGGTTCTGTTCGTCCTGTTATTACTTATGCCTTCTTCCTCCTATTCTGCGCGACGAAAGTGGTGATTATGGTCAAGGTTACGCAATCAGGTGGGGATTGGATGCAGGCGGTTGATCTTATGTTTGATGCGGAGACGCAGGGATTATTTTCTGCGGTCTTAGCCTTTTGGTTTGGCAACAGGGCTTTGTCCAAATACGCGGTAAAATGACAGTTGTACCTTTCCCTGAGTTATCTGACACGGACAAACAGTTTCTTGAGTTGGAAAAGCAACGGGAGCAGATACTTGAGCAAAGAAAGCTTATAGCTATTCCTATTGATCGGGAGTGCAAAGAATGATTTGGGCGGGTATTTTTCTTCTTTGTGTTCCGTCAGACTGTTTGACTGCAAGCACACCTTTATTTGCGTCTAAAGATGCGTGTGAAAAAGCGGTGGAAGACTATGGGATGCAAAGGGTAAGGGAAACTTTTATTGGATATACAGTTTTAGATTGGAAGTGTGTATATTTTGGGGAGGTTAATGAAAGCAATGCTTGATGACGATAAAATCAAAGCACTTTTACAAGGAAATCGAGACTGGGATGACTGGGTTGTACCAATACAAAAACATTTGCCTATCTACGGCATTGATACGACCAATCGGATAGCAATGTTTTTTGCACAGTGTGGGCATGAATCCTTAAACTTCAAGGTATTGCGAGAAAACTTAAACTACAGCGATAGCGGATTAAATAAGGTTTTTCCAAAGTATTTTAAAAGAGCAGGGAGAGACGCATCTTTATATCATCGGGACCCAGAGCGGATAGCTAATGTTGTTTATGCCAATCGGATGGGTAACGGGGACATTACGTCTGGAGATGGTTGGAAATACAGGGGTCGTGGAGTGATTCAGTTGACGGGTTTTTCTAACTATTTTCGTTTTGCGGAACACATAAAGATGACCATAGATCACACTGTAGCTTATCTTGACACTAGAGAGGGAGCTTTGGAGTCGGCATGTTGGTTTTGGCAGAGCAACGGTTTAAATTCTAGTGCCGACGAGCAAGATGTTCGGGCTTCTACTAAAAAAATAAATGGTGGTTACAACGGTCTAGAGGACAGGGAGCATCATTTTAAACATGCGCTG